GTCATCCAATGAAAGGAAAAATATGAAAAAATTTTTATTATTAACCGTAGCACTTATTTTTTTAACAGGTTGTGCAAAAAAATATGTTGTACTTGGCAAACGTTGTTTTGACAAAACAACAGGTATGCATAGCTGGAGTTATGTTTGGGTTGCTGACCAAGAAGTGATGGATAAAAAACTTTTAAAAAAATGTAAATAATGTCAGCGATTAATTACGAAGTTCTACGTTGGGGTCCTTGTCTAGTTAAGACAAAGATCACAGAAGAATGGAGACAACTTTTTTTATCTGAAGCCAGAGCAAGTAAAAAAGATTTTGAGTCTCGTCTAGCAGGTATGTTGAAGAGACAAGTTGAGTTTAGAAACTCAAGTTTATTTGATCAATTTTTTAGTGACATGTTTAAGATGTATGACCATGCACTTCAAGATTGGACAGGAGACAGAAATATTATTGAAGGTGGTGGAGAGATGTATAATCTTGAATCTTTGTGGGCAAACTTTCAAGGCCCAGGTGATTTTAATCCACCCCACTCTCACGGTGGCGCACTATCGTGGGTAATTTATTTACAGATTCCTGATGAGCTTATCGAAGAAAATAAGCAATATAAAGGAACCAGTGCTGGCCCAGGTGGGATTACGTTTAGCTATGGTGATGGACCTAGAGAAGTCATCACCTATCAAACGTTTCTACCTCAAACCGGTGACATGTATATCTTTCCTGCTTGGTTGCAGCACTGGGTATATCCTTTTAAATCAGATGTCGAACGGATCTCTGTATCAGGAAACGTAACAAATAGTGTACGTATTAAGGCGATGTACGATAAGGTGAATAAAAAGAATGTTTGATTTTACGCTGACTGAAATTGTGTTGATTCAAGTGGGTGTATCTATTGCGTTCTTTTGTTGGATGTGGTGGAATGATCGTTTATGAAAAAAATAAAAGGATGCTACGGTGAAAATCTTGCCGTGTGTCACTTTCAAAAGGAAGGTTACTATGTTTTCAAAGCATGTCAAAGGAATGGTCCTATCGATCTCATTACCGTGGATCCTGACAACTTTCACGTCAACTGCTATGATGTTAAAGCAGGGAGCCGAAGGCGTGACGGTAGTAAAATCTCTCGCAGCCCAAGAAGTAAAGAAGGCAATATCAAAGTCATCTACTATGATGGAAGAGGGGGAATAGTTGTCCCAAAGAAAAGAAAAAAGAAAGATTAACGGTTATTATATAGCAAACGGAAAGATAAGAATATTATATGAAAGAAGAGAACCCTTACAGGCCTTTACCCGAGGGCCTGTTCATCGAAGAAAGTAAGATCGAGGGACAAGGTTTATTTACCGATAGGTTTATACACCGGAACACGGATCTTGGACTTTGTCATATTGAAATTATGAGCTGTCCACCGATGTTGATAAGAACCCCTCTTGGTGGATTTATTAATCATAGTGATGAACCGAACTGTATGCGAGTGCAAAAAGATAATCGTTGGAACCTGGTTACGATTGGTAACATCTTGCCCGGAGAAGAGTTGACACTGTGTTACACGATGTATAAACCAGAACCACGGCCCGTGGATCTAGAAGATTATGGGTCATATATGAAGAAAGTATTTAAAGGAGAAAAATGAGTCACCCAGATTGGCATAATCGAGTTACTCCGTTGGCATTGTCACGTTCGCCTGAAGTAAAATTATGGAGGGCGGTTCTAGCCGCAGCGGTTGAAGATGCGATGAATGAAAAGGCTTTGGATTATAAAGGTTACTACCGACCCATCGGTATCAGAGAACTGGAGAAAGATTATTTTTTACATCCAAGTGAAAGTTTTTATTTGGTTTGTCGTTACGCTGGATACGATCCAGAGTATGTCAAAAGAAAGATGATAGAGAAGTTAAAATGAATTATGGCGTTTAAATTATTAGATTTATTTAGTGGTCTGGGTGGATTTAGTTTAGGATTAGAACGAACAGGTTACTTTAAAACGGTAGCGTTTTGCGACAACGATAAATATAGTAAATTAATAATTAATAAACATTGGAAAGGTAAAAAGGTATACGAAGATGTCAGAGAAATCACAAAACAAAGACTCAAAGCAGACGGAATTGAACTTCCCGATATCATCACAGGAGGTTTCCCCTGCCAACCGTTCTCGGTCGCAGGCAAACAAAAAGGAACGAGTGACGACAGACATCTCTGGCCTGAGATGTTTCGAATCATCAAAGAGCTTACCCCGAGGTGGATTATTGGAGAAAATGTCAAAGGTCTTGTTAACCTCCAAGACGGCATGGTTTTCGAGACCGTGTGCACTGACTTGGAAGGAGAAGGTTACGAAGTCAGGGCGTTCAATATTCCAGCTGCAGGTGTCGGTGCCCCGCACAGGAGAGAAAGAATCTGGATTGTGGGCCACTCCAAACACAATGGATCATCTACCACCGAGATCAAAAGAAGGGACAATAAAATTAATGACGGGGCACAGGAAGGGACGAACAAAACCAGCGAATTTAAGAGAGCAAACAGATCCAGCAACAATGAAATTATGGAGGACTCCCGACGCGCATTGCGACAGGGGACCGAGCTCCGAGAAACGAATGAAGATGAAGTTAGAGAAGGGTATGCCGATCAGCATCAACGACCAGGTAGCACATCCGAATCTAATGTGGCCAACGCCAGTGCAGGACGACGTGCACCACAGGAAGGAGAAATACAAACAAGGGGGAACGGCACTGAGCACCAAGGTTGGTGGAGCACTGAACCCAACGTGGGTCGAGTGGCTCATGGGGTATCCGGCAGGGTATACAGACTTAAAGGATTGGGAAATTCTATCGTCCCGCAAATCGCGGAAGAAATCGGCAAAGCAATTATCGAAGCGGAGAGATTAAATGAAATGGAATAAACAGTTTGATTACCCGGCGAGTTCAAGGTCCTTGATCCAGGGCTCTCGACACTATGATGTTGGACAGGAAAAATTACCGAGTGTGACAACGATCTTGGCTGCAACGCAACCGCCAGAGAAACGTAAAGCTTTGGAGGATTGGAAGGCAAGAGTGGGCGAGGAACAAGCAACACGGACCAAGGATCAAGCGGCAACCCGTGGTACTGCAATGCACAATATTCTGGAAGGGTATTTGTTGGGTCAAAATCATCTAGATTTAACGGATGTGGGTAAGAATGCTCACACAATGGCTGAACAGATCATCAAAAACGGTCTCACAGGCTCACTAAGCGAGATTTGGGGGTCAGAGGTCACGGTGCACTATCCGGGGCTGTATGCGGGCGCTACGGACGTTGTAGGGGTCTATGAAGGGCATCAATCCATAGTGGACTTCAAGCAAACTAACAAACCTAAGAAAAGGGAGTGGATTGAAGACTATTTCCTACAATTAGGAGCCTATGCTATGGCTCACAACTATGTTTATGGCACAGGTATTACCCAAGGGGTGATCTTGATGTGCAGCAAAGATAATTATTTTCAAAGGTTTACCATAGATGGACAAGAGTTTATTAATAATCAACATATGTTTTTGAAAAGAGTCGATGAGTATTACGAGCAAAGGAACAGGGCTAACGAAGCACAGCCCTCGTAACACGGATATTAAAATAGAAAGATATTGGTGTATGCCTAGTCATAAAACATTTTCAATTAAACCTTTTAAAAAGTTATTGAAAGATGAATTAGATAATGACTACGTAGATCCTTTTCCACACCCATATAAACAAGATGCTATTGAGTATCTTAAAACAATTGATGATTTATCTATAACTAATTTAGTTTTTGATCCGCCCTACTCGCAAAGACAATTAAAAGAAATGTATTCTAGCAATGGTTTATCTTTTAATCATCCAATGAATAATGGTTATTGGTCTAATTGTAGAAAAGAAATATCAAGGATTATAAAACCTGGTGGAAAGGTAATTTCTTTTGGTTGGAATAGCAATGGAATAGGAAAAAAATACGGATTTAAGATAATTAAGGTTGTTATTGTAGCTCATGGTAGTCAGCATAATGATACGATAGCTACTGTTGAACTGAAAGCGCAGCATGGGTAACTCAGAATGGCGTCACGATATTAGACGTTTGGATAACCTAGCGAACGCCTACAACAATGCAGAATGTGTCAAGACTAAGGCAACATGGAAGCAGAAATGGTATGAATTATGTGGCGTGATTGCGGACAAAATGAGGCTGAAACAAGGCAAAGCCCGTAAACACTAGGTTTTTTACGTTCCCATAGTATGTTTTTATAATATTTTTAAAAAAATTTTTTTTATTTTTTTGAAATCATGGAACAAATGGAACAAAGGGTCAAAAAGAGCACTTTATTCAATAAAATCAATGACTTTTTTGTTCCAAATGTTGTTCCAAACGTGTTCCATGCATGGAACAAATTCCCGTACGCGCGCGCGATAAAGGTGTTTTTATTTTTCTAAAAATATATTAAAAAAACTCTATGGGAAAATCAGTAAAAAGAAAATCACAAGTGGTAACAACAAGTTCTAAAGAAATACCATTTGATAGAGTAAGAGTTGAATGGATAGATTGTGTTAGTGATTCTGGATGGGCTGATGAAAAAGAATTTGATAAGATGCGATTAGCCACACCAATAAATGAAGGTTGGCTTTATAAAAAAAATAAAAAGTTCGTTAAACTTTTTGCAAGTTATGATAAAGAGGATGACGGTAGCTTAACGTTTGGTGATCGAACTATGATCCCAACACCTTGGGTTACTAAGATAACAAAAATATAGGGGACATATTATGGCTAAATCAATTCAAGAAATGATTGAAGAGGCAGTAAAGAATATGATCACAGATGGTCGAATTGTTATTCAAGATGATTCGGGCGAAGTGATTGAGGACTTAACTGTTGCTATCGACGGACCAGAGGATGACGACGATGACGATGATCAAGATGATTCTGAATCTGACGAGGACTCTGACGAGTACGAAAACGCAGACTCTGACGAATAGTCAGAAGTTTCATCGGGTGCTGCTGACTTATCCTTGTCTTGTTTCAATCGCAATTTTTTTTGCTTTTCTTTCACTTCATTGGTTAAGTCAGTGACCTCAACACCTTCAAGTATAGGTGAGTATTCATCTAAAATTTCTTTCATGCGTGCCTCTAACTCTTCAGAAGATAAATCTTCTAACTTCCCTGTTCTAATAATTTTTTGTTCTACGTAAAGTCCACCAGCTTTGCCTCTCGCCACTTCAGCGTTGACCGCAGCTGACCAGGCACCTTTTTCTCTTGCTTGGTCTCTGATCTTTGCAAGCTCTGATATATGTCTTTTGAATGTGATGTCGTATTTCTTTTGTAATTCATCTCTAATTTCTCCAATATATTTTACGACAAGTGGAAACTTTCGTGGGTTTTGTAATTCATATGCTCTTTCTCGAGGTGAACTGTAGCCTGCTCTTTTGGCTGCCTCTGTGCCGGTTATCCTCCCCTCGTTAGTTACTAATTCAAAAGCAAATTTTCTTTGTTTTTCTGTAAGTGTTGGTTTTTTACCCATAATTGACTTTTATAGTCATTAAAGGTACAAGTCAATTTAAGTATATGATAAAGGCGAAAGTAGTACAAATGGCTTTAGAAAAGATGTTGAAGTCACCGATTACAAAAGATGCCAGGTTTCAAGTCAAGTCTGGGGACAGATACTATGATATTAAATCTATGAAGCTGTTAGAAAACCAAGTAATTGGTAGTCGAGAAACCCATCGAATAGTTATTGAAACTCAAGATACAGAGTTTGCTCCTATGGGTAAAATAATAAATACAAAAGGTGAGGTAATGTAATGGAACTAACAACAGCACATGTTTTTCAATCGGCAGTTTATAGAGCAGAGGCTCCACAATTTTTAGAAGAGACTAATCGGGTATGTGACCCACATATTCAAAAAGCAAAAGATAAAACAAAAGAACAAATAGAAGCAAGAGAAGCAAAAGCTAAACGACCTATTGGTGATATTGGTTTGTCGTACCATACTGAAAACCTTATGCGTGAGGCCGAACTCTATCAACTTAGAAGATTTATTCACGCTACTTCAGAGAATATTTTAATCTCTCAAGGTTACGATTTAACAAACTATGAATTAAAATTTACAGAGCTCTGGGCGCAAGAGTTTGCAAGTAAAGGTGGTGGACATCACGATACGCATGTGCATTGGAATAATCATATATCTGGTTTTTACTTTTTAAAATGTTCAGATCGAACGTCTGCCCCTATGTTCCACGATCCAAGAGCAGGTAAGATGATGACCCAGTTACCTGAGAAAGATAAAAATATAGTCTCGCTTGCGACTGAAAAAGTCTTACTCAAGCCTGAGCTTGGGACTATAATGTTTTTTAATTCTTTTTTACCCCACCAATTTATTGTTGATAATGGGGTTGACCCTTTTAGGTTCATACATTTTAATTTACAGGCTATTCCAAAAAATATTTAACTTTTAAATTTGGGGGTATGGTAGGTAAGGGCAAGGCCAAATAAAGCTGTCTACGGGCTTTTAAACGAAGATTTTTTTGAACTAATCCCAAGTTTTTTAAATTTTTGTGTAAGCAGTTAATCCTTTTTTAGACCATTTTTTGTTTCTAGGGTGTTTTTCGCTGTCCATTTTTCTATATCCTAGTAATTTAATCATAGAAGTTTTTCTTTTCCATACAAAAGGTTTTTTATAAACTGGACTGTTAAAGTGGTCTTGCATTTCTTTTACAGAAGAAAATTCACTAACCCAAAACTCTCTAACACCAGAAGGTAGTGTTAAAAAAGTTTCACGAACTCTAGCCAGATAATAATATCTGGGTAAAGGTTTAATATCGCCTGTTGGTAATTGAGATTTCATGTAATTATTCCTAGGTTATTTAATAATAAAGTTATCAGTAAAACTAACATAACACCAAGAATTGCATAAATGGCTTTATCAATTAGTTTTATTTTAGCGTTTAATCTTAACTGTTCAGCTATAATTTTTTCAAGTGTTTGTATGTATAGTCTATCTCTGTCGTTCATATTTTATCCTTTCTATATCATATGTTTTTTATACAATTTAAAAGCCAAGTCTTTATTCTTTAAATTTAAAATATCTCTCTTTGGATATTTTGATTTAAAATATTCAAAATGTTGACTTGTTAATTCTTTACATTTTTTCCAAGTAAATTGCATAAGTTTATCATTTTCAACAAATAGAATTTTATTTTTTAAATCTTTTTTAAAACTCCTTTGTAAGTCCTTTTCAACTAAATGCTTGTTCACTTGTTCATTACACCAAATTTCAAGATCTGTGTCATACATTTCATTATTGTGACCTTTCCATTTAGGAAGATTTTTTTTACACCAATCTTCAACCTCATCAATAATATTATTTTCAAATGGTTTTATTGCCCATTGAGAGTCTGACCCTCCATGACCATCATTTGAAACTTCAACTATTGGTACTCCATCCCTATATAAAGTCGCTTGATAACAATGAGTTTCCTCACTTGCCCATTTGCAAACTTTTATTTTTTTTAACTCTAGTTTCATTTTTTCTCCTTTCTTTGTCCCAAATTTTAATAAATCTCTCCAACCATTTTGCTTGTTTTGGTGTAATATCACCACACATAAGAATTGAATCTGCACTATCTGGCTCAATTTTTTCCTTCTCACACCAATTGATATAAATTTTAGTTAATGTATCAATCATATTATTTCCTTTCTGTTGTTTACCTGTTTGCTAACCATAGACCCATTAAAATAATGCAACCTATGAAAAAAAATATTACACCTAATACAAATGCTACTGTCATATTTTCCTTTTTACTCGCTTGTCGCTTGTTAGTTTTAAAATGGGGGCTTGTACAAATTTATTCTTAAAACCCCCACTTATGCAACCAACGTGGCGAATGGGTCTTAATGTCCGAATTAACGTCCCATAGTATCCACTCGCCACTAAAGGATATAATCACAATTAATGATTATATATCGTCACTGGTAAATAATTTCCTGTTAATTGTTTTACATAATACTGTTTCTCGAGATAGTATTAATACAAGAGAGCAGTACTCTTTAATTTCCAGTCACAATCCTATATAATCCTATTGACAATGTTTGTCAATAGTATTATTAATAATAATTAACGAAAGGAAATAATAACAAGTTTTTTAACGCCAATCCGTTAAGGTAATCTTGCCTTATTCTTGCCATGAGTGTACGCTGTATTCATGGCAAGAAATGAGACTAAATTATGGCGTAAATTCAAAGAAAAAACCCCTAATATTATCTGGACTAGAATTGAAAACTCCGCCTCTTTTGGCACTCCCGACTTATTAGGATATAATAAAAATAATACTTTTTTTACTGTTGAGATGAAAGTTATTAAACGCTATTTTAAATTTTCCCCTCATCAAAAATCTTTTCATATTAGACACCCGAAAAACTCTTTTATCTTGGCCATGACCCTCGAGCCTTGTAGCGTGAAACTTTATGAAGGAAGCCAAATATTGTCGCTTGTATCTTGCACCGTTGTGACTAAACCGTTAGCTTGTGACTTTGATCATATTAGCTTGTATCTTGATAGCTTGTAGCTTGTAGCTTGTAGCTTGTGACTTGATACCTGATACTTTTTTTAAAAGTGTATCTTGTATTATTGGTCCTGAACCAGGAACCTGGAGCAGGGACCGGCAACCGGTCCGAGCTCCGAGAATCTGGAAAGCTGAAATATTTTGAAACATTTTGTGTTATGGTCATATCCTATAAAATCATATATAACAAGTATAAACTAATAACAAAAGGTGAAAAAATGAAAGTAAAAATAACAGACCCGTTCGGTTTTCAAAAAGCGATTAATTTTGAAAAACTGGATGACCCCGAAACTCTTAAAAAATTAAGTGAGATGTTCGGAATTAATGAACCGCAAAAAGAATATAAAAAAGCGGTTAACACATTAAAAAAGAAAGTGAAAAAATAAAATGAAAGCTAAACAAATAAATGATGGCCTGATAACTTATCAGGCCATTGATAAGGATAACATTCCCAGAGTTTGGGGATGTGCCGAAACTTTTATGGAAGCTAAAAAACAATGCGAGTTAGCTTTGGATGAATATCTTTTAAAAAAACAAAAGTCTATTTCAAACCCTGCTATTAATAGACTTTACATAAAAGATAACTACGAAATAGTTTTAATTGATAAACAAATCATTGATGAGTTTAATCACGTTAAAATTATTTTATGGGACTTTCAAGATAAGACGGGGGTCAATGTTTCAAGAACCGTTGACCGCTTGGCCAATGATACTCAAATCAAAATATTGAAGGGAGTAATTAAAAAATGATTATACAAAAAATAATATATAAAATGTTAACAGAAAACACGGGTAAACATTTTCTTGATAGCGGGGGCGCATATGGCCGTCACTGGGAACGCAATCAAAAAAAATCTTTTAAAGATTTTAAAAATGAGCCAGTTTACAATCTTGAACTTGAAAGTTATCAAGATAAAAAAATTGATTTTGTAAACTGCACTAAATCATTATTTCACCATTTAAGTGAAAGCTTAGAATACTTGGAACGTGAAACAAAAAAATTGAATGATTGGATTAAGTTGTCTCCACTCTGCAGGGCTAATTGTTTATCGGACGTGGAACTATATTTTGAAAGTTTTAATAAAAATGTAAATTGTCTTTATACTTACAATGATGACAATATTTTATCTCAAAACTTTCAAATTGTTTACGCTGGTGACATTTACGAAAGTGATTTAATAGCGTTGTCTATTCATAATGGTTGTGATGCACGAGGCGGGTTTACTGATTATAAAATATTTCGTTGCGACTGGGATATGCTTTTAAATTATAATCGATTTACAATTAACACTTTTATTGAAAGTGACAAAACCCCGTTATTCAAAAAAGAGTTACCCATTACTAACAATCATTTTTATTGGGATTTTGAATACGATCAAATCGATACGAATTACAAAAAAGATTTAATCGATTTTGAATTAGTCACCGATCCAGATAAAAATTTAAAAGATAAAATTTTATTAAAAGACAATAAATACTATCTCGACGGCAAGTTTGAATTGACTTGCTAATTCTTTAATTTTAATCAATAAAAAAACCTGACACGCCTCGCAAACTGCGGGGCGTGTTGCCTGTTGCCTGTATCTGGCACAAAAAAAGGATGCTAAACAACAAAGTAAAATCGAAGATTTTTCTTTGATCAATACCCCTAAATACAGAAAGGGATCCTAATGTATGTATATAATGTTGGATTTGTATGGTTAATGGTGCTAAAAACGTTTTGAAGTTTTAAAAATATTCGGCTAAAAATTTTACAAAATTTTTTTTCAAATGAAAGTAGACTTAAATAAAATAAAAAAATTACCACCGGACATCAGAGATAAGTTCTATAAAATATATTTATTGAATGAGAAGAAGAAAAAAGAAAGTAAAATGCGCAGTGATTTCTTGTCCTTTGTCAAACATATCTGGCCTGATTTTGTCGAGGGTCGTCATCATAAAATTATTGCACAAAAATTCAATGACCTCGCTTTAGGAAAAATTAAACGCTTAATCGTGAACATGCCACCACGACACACAAAGTCTGAGTTTGCATCTTACATTCTTCCAGCGTGGATGGTGGGCCGTAATCCAAAACTTAAGATTATTCAAACAACACACACTGCAGAACTTGCCGTCAGATTTGGTCGTAAAGCAAAATCACTTTTAGATTCTGCCGAGTATCAACAAATTTTTACCACGAGACTGCGTGAAGATTCACAAGCCGCAGGACGTTGGGAAACGGCACAAGGCGGTGAATACTTTGCAGCGGGTGTTGGTGGTGCGATTACAGGCCGTGGTGCGGATCTCTTGATTATTGATGATCCACACTCGGAACAAGATGCGATGAACATGGGCGCGTTAGAGCGAGCATACGAGTGGTACACCTCAGGTCCACGTCAACGTTTGCAACCCGGTGGATCGATCGTGGTTGTAATGACGAGGTGGAATACAAAAGATTTAACTGGAGCACTCATCAGGGCTCAAGGAGAAGTGAAAGCGGATCAATGGGAAGTGGTTGAGTTTCCTGCGATCATGCCATCAGGAGAACCTTGTTGGCCAGAGTATTGGAAGATTGATGAATTAGAAAAACAAAAAGCATCGTTACCTTTATCAAAATGGAATGCACAGTGGATGCAAAACCCAACTTCTGAAGAAGGTGCAATTCTTAAACGAGAGTGGTGGAGCGATTGGGATCAAGAAGAACTTCCACCCTTGCAACATGTGATACAAAGTTACGACACCGCGTTTATGAAAAAAGAAACAGCTGACTATTCTGCGATTACGACGTGGGGCGTGTTCCAAGAAAATGAAGATAGTGGTCCACAGCTCTTGCTTGTGGATGCAGTCAAAGGTCGTTTCGAGTTCCCTGAACTACGGCGCGTGGCTAAAGAACAATACGATTACTGGCAACCTGAAACAGTTTTGGTCGAGGCCAAAGCATCAGGGCTCCCGCTTACTTACGAATTACGTAAGATGGGTATTCCTGTTTTAAACTTTACACCGAGTAAAGGGAATGATAAGCATACAAGAGTTAACTCAGTTGCACCTCTATTTGAAAGTGGATGCATATGGGCGCCCACTCATAAAGAGTTTGCACAAGAGGTAATTGAGGAATGTGCAGCGTTTCCGTATGGAGATTACGATGATTTAGTCGACTCCACAACGCAAGCGATTATGCGATTTAGACAAGGGGGATTTATTAATCACCCCGAGGACTATTTGGAAGAACCCTTACCTCAACAAAGGAGGACGTATTATTAATGGGAGACATATCGAAACGAGGTCGTGGAGCTATTTTAAAAGGTGGACAACTTCCTATTCAAATTAAACCACAACCTGGATTAAAGGCTACTAAAGAATATTTAAAAAATCTTCGTAAGAAAAGAAGAGATCAGGGGAAATAATGAGTGTTGCTAGAATATTATTAACGACTGGTAAAGTTTTACTAACTTCTAATAAAGATAAAATTAAACAAGCTTTAGAAAAGGGAGGAAGAAAAATTTCTAAAAGAGAATCTGATAAACGTTTAAAAATTAAAGAGGGAGCTGACAGTGCGACTGCTAGAAGTAAGCCTCAAAGAGCCCCAGGAAGTTTTGGTCAGAAAGATGATAAATCTTTAAAAATAGGACCAACAGGTGGTGGAGGAAAATTCGATCCCTTCATGAAAAAAAAAGGTGGTTTAATAAGGGGTTTGCCCAGGTTAGCTAAAAAAGGTTTTTAATGATAGGCAAGAAATCAGGGCCACCGCCTCTACGAGGGCCTAATCCACAAGGCTTGAATATTATCAAAAAAAAGAATACAACGAAAAGATTAGGGAAACTATATGGCAGAAATAGACAAATCATTACCAAACGTAAGACAAGAAATAAATCTTGATCCTGAACAAGAGGTTGTCGAGGCAGCTGAACAACAACAAGCTGAGCTCGAAGGTCCACCGCCCGTTGACGTTCAACAGAATGAAGATGGCAGTGTAGACATTAACTTTGAACCAAGTGCCATGAACCCCGGACAAGACTCGGGACATTTCGCAAACCTTGCAGAACTTTTACCCGATGATGTGTTAGGAAGATTATCATCAGAGTTGATGAGTAATTATCGTGATTATAAAATGTCGAGAAAAGAATGGGAAAAATCTTATACCAGCGGACTCGATTTATTAGGATTTAAATACGACTCGAGAAGCGAACCTTTTAGAGGTGCGTCAGGTGCAACCCACCCTGTCTTAGCAGAAGCCGTGACCCAGTTTCAGGCTTTGGCGTACAAAGAATTATTACCTGCTGATGGTCCTGTGCGAACACAAATTTTAGGTATACAGGATCCAGTAAAAGAGCAACAGGCAAGACGTGTAAAAGATTTCATGAACTATGAAATTATGAATAACATTACCGATTACGAACCTGACTTTGATCAGTTATTGTTTTATTTACCCCTTGCAGGATCAGCGTTTAAAAAAATTTATTACGATGAAGTTGAAGGGCAAGCCGTTTCTAAATTTGTTCCTGCCGATGATTTAGTGGTTCCTTATTCTGCAACTTCGTTAGAAGATGCAGAGTCCATTATCCATGTTGTGCGCATGTCGGAAAATGATTTACGAAAACAACAAGTAAATGGTTTTTACAGAGACATTGATCTAACACCAGGACCAGTTAATGAGACAGAGTCGGAGAAAAAAGAAAGAGAACTTTCAGGAGAGAAAAAAACAAAAGATGGCGGAGTGTTTACTTTATTAGAAGTTCACACAGAACTCGATCTTGAAGGGTTTGAAGATGTTAGCCCTGAAGGAGAACCAACAGGAATTAAAATACCTTACATTGTAACTGTTGAAGAATCATCTGGACAAGTCTTATCCATTCGAAGAAACTTTGAGATCGGTGATATTAAAAAAAGAAGAATATCTTATTTTGTGCATTTTAAATTTTTACCAGGATTAGGGTTTTATGGTTTTGGTTTAATACATATGATTGGTGGACTATCAAGAACAGCCACCGCTGCGTTACGACAATTATTAGATGCTGGAACATTATCAAACTTACCAGCAGGTTTTAAACAACGAGGCATCAGAATACGTGACGATGCACAAGCGATACAACCAGGAGAATTTAGAGATGTAGATGCACCGGGTGGCAATATTAAAGATTCGTTTATGATGTTACCATTTAAGGAACCATCTCAGACATTATTGAATTTAATGGGGGTCGTAGTACAAGCAGGTCAACGCTTCGCTTCTATAGCAGACTTGCAAGTGGGTGATGGGAATCAAGGAGCAGCTGTGGGCACGACCGTGGCGCTCTTAGAAAGAGGGAGCCGTGTCATGTCGGCAATCCACAAAAGATTATATGCATCACTCAAAGTCGAATTTAATTTATTAGCAAGAGTTTTCAAACTTTACCTACCGGCAGAGTACCCCTATGATGTGGTAGGTGGGCAACGCGTTATCAAGCAAGCTGACTTTGATGACAGGGTTGATATCCTGCCAGTTGCAGATCCGAACATTTTTTCACAAACACAGCGTATCTCCCTTGCGCAGACGGAGATGCAACTGGCACAATCTAATCCTAACATACACAATATGTATCAAGTTTACCGACACATGTATGAAGCACTTGGTGTAAAAAACATTGATGCCATTTTAAAACCACCACCAATCCCTGTTCCAAAAGATCCAGCGTTAGAACACATCGATGCAATCGGTGCCGTGCCATTTCAAGCGTTCCCGGGCCAAGATCACAGAGCCCATATCACTTCGCATTTAAATTTTATGGCAACCAACATGGCAAGAAATGCACCTATTGTTATGGCTGCCTTAGAGAAAAATATACTCGAGCACATTTCAATCATGGCTCAAGAACAAATTCAGTTAGAATTTAAAACTGAGTTACAAGAATTAATGATGATGCAACAAAATCAACAAGCGATGATTAATCCTGAGATGCAAATTCAAGTTAAAATGCTAACAGAAAAAATAGAATCTAGAAAAGCGGTGTTGATTGCAGAAATGATGGATGAATTTATGAAGGAAGAGAAGAAAATTACCTCACAATTTGACAATGATCCTATCGCAAAACTAAGATCTAGAGAATTAGACCTTAGAGCACGTGATGATGAGAGAAAACGCAAAGAGGGAGAGGA